AGTTGCTGTCGTCGGCGACGACCGTGGTGACATCCTTCGTGACGAAGACTGCGGCGATGAGGGTGGAGAGTGACATGAGTGCGCCTTTCTGCTTGACGCCCTCAACATAGCCCTGTTTCCTATCTCCGCTACCAAGAAAAGGAAAGAATCCGTCTGACTCCTCGGTGACTCTGCCTAACTTCTGTTAGTCTGAGTCACCAGGATGCCTGTTTCTAGCCTTCTGCTCCCTGTACTCCCTGTACTCAATAGATGGGGGGTATATGTAAATGCGCACGTGTGAGGGCCTTCCCGGCGCCTTGGGCCGCGGTGCCCCAGGGGTTTCGTCAACCCTATGAGTACGGGAGTACAGGGAGTAAATGGCGCCCATCAGGCATTTGCGGCGCCTCATACCCCGACTCGTACTCCTACTTCTGAGCCGGCGGGAAGGCTGCCTTCATCGCATCGACCGACTCCTTGTGCCGGGCGATCCATGCGGGAACCGACTCCTCGGGCTGCCGCGGGGTGGTCACGGTGTGGGTGATGGCCTCGCTGACCCAGCTGGCTTGTAGACTCTGCATCTTGCGCTCCTTCTCGACGTTCTGGATGGCCTGGATAACGGATGTGTGTCGAGCGTAGTTCACGCCCGTCAGGGTGAGCGCGAAGGCTAGGAGCAGCAAGGCTGCGGGGGTTGATAGGCGACGCAGGACATTCACTTAGGAGGTCCGTCGGAGGGCCTCCCGATTGACGCCCTGACGGTAGCCAACTCTACCCGGAGATTCGTGATCTCACTCGCAAGTTTCTCCCTGATGACCGTCTGCTGAGCCCGCAGCGAGCGCAACTCGGCCGAGGTCGTGGTCGCCAGCTTCCCCACCGCGTCCTCGATCTTCTGGACCGAGCCCTGGATCTGCTCGACCTTCGTGTCTAGGACCGCCGTTTTCCCGTCCATCCCGTAGTACATGCCGAGGTTCGTGGCGACGATCGAGACGACGATCACCATCAGCGGAACGCTGACGGCCCACTTGGCGGAGATCACCCGCTGGTCGCTGGACGGCTTGGTCGGGGAGGTCATGGTGGGGGTGCCTTTCCTAGACATAGGGAACCCAGTAGGCCGCGTCGGCCGCGGCAGTGTTGTCGCGCAGATACGCGAGCTGAATGAGACCCGTCGCGGTCTCCGAGTGGCGGAGCTCGATGGTGTCGCCGGCCGTCGTGGCCGGGATGATGCCAGAGGTGGCGGCAGCTGCGATCGCCGTGAGCCACGTGCCGCCGTTCACCCGGTACTGGATGGCGTTGGCGAAGGCCGTCTGGATGCGCAGCGTGTGGGTGCCGCTGGAGGCCGTCGTGAAGACGTTGGACACGTTGGCCGCGGCGTCGGCGCCCATGTTGAACAGGCCCGTCAGGGAAGTCGCGCTGATCGTGGGGATCTGGATGTCGTACTCGCTGAACGATGTGAGTGTGTCGCCAGCGTCCACATGCTCCGTGTACAGACGCAGGTGGAGCTCCCCCGGCACGGCCCCCGCGTTGTAGCGGAGGATCTCCACGAGCAGCAGGGTGAGTGTGGTGAGGTCGGTCTCCCCGGTGTAGAGGCTGACCGGGGTGGTGGAGTAGTCCTTGATGACCTCGATCTTGACCTTGTGGGTGTTCGCCGAGGGGAAGTCTCCGCTCACCGTGGCCGCGTCGGCCAGCATGTGGGCCGTCTCGTCCACGATGCGGTAGTCGCGGCGCCGGAAGACGAAGTCGATCCCGTCCGTGTCCCACGTGCCGGCGCCGGCCTCCAGGTCAAGACTGGCCGGGGTGAGCATCGCCTGGACTGCGTTCATCTTCCAGTAGGACACGATGTAGGGCAGGCGAGCGCGGTCCACCACCGAGACGTCGATCTTGGTCGCGGAGGCAATGTCCAGGATCCCGGAGAGGGCCTTCGGCAGGAGCTTGACGTCAACGTCGTCAGGCGAGACGAACGTGAGCTCGTCGGCGATGTTGCCGCCGGCCGCCAGGATGTAGACGGGATCGAGCGCCGAGTGGGCCTCCTGCTTGGTGTCAAGCACGCCCCGGTAGACGCGGGTCACATCCAGATTGTTGCCGCCATCCTCGGCCGCGAGCGTGACGAACATGAGCTCGTTGCCGATCATGATCAGATTCAGCAGCTGCGTGCCGATGATGGCGTCGGTGGCCGTGACATCAAGGGCCGTCAACATATTCGCCGCAGTGTCGGGATCGGGGTCGATCTGGAAGAGGACGGCGGCAGCATTGTACCACGGGATCGCACCGTTGCCGGCCTCGGTGATCGCGCCGTTGAGCTCCCCCACGTAGAGGAAGCCGACGCAGTCGCCGGCCTTCTCGTAGGTGGTCGCGAGGGTGGTCATGATGTCGAAGGCGGACTCGCTGCCCACGCGGCGAGCGGCAGCCCAAATGCGCGTGAGCTCGGGAGACGCGAAGACCCGAGAGTTGAAGGCCCGCGGGCTCTCGAAGGCGATCTGCGTGGTGAACGCCACGACCGCCTCAGACGGGTCTGTCCAGCCCGACCCAGGTACGTCGGCGAAGGCTGCGTCGTAGTCCTTGAAGATGTCCTCGACGAGCTCGAGCTCCACCACCCCTTCGGTGAGCCGGCCGAGGTTCAGGCTCGCGATCCGCATGCCGAACGTGGTGATCCCCAGGTCCTCGTCGGTCAGGCTCACCCGCTGACCGGGCTTCGCGTTCCAGAACGAGCGGTCCACCTTGGCCGTGACCTTCACGAGGGGGTAGGACATCGAGATGAGCTCTCGCCACGCGAGCTTCGCTGCGAGGCTGGCGTCCTTCACGCCAGGGTACGCGAGCTGGCTGCGGATGTTGGCGTCCTGGATCCGGATCGACCCCATGTCCTGGGCACCGGCATACGTCTGCTTGTACTCGTCGTCCCGGTCGAAGAACTCCAGGAGCAGCTGGTTCGGGGCGTTCTCCCACGAGCCCCGCGTGAAGTTCGAGAGCATGACGAGGTTCGATGCATCGATCGGGAGGACGGCCGGAGGGGTGGGGTCGATCAGGTCCGCGGCCGGCCGGATCATGTCGATGGTGAACAGCCCCGTCTCCTGGTCCTGATAGAGCACGGCGTCCATCTGCTCCAGGAGCAGCCGGATCAGGTCCTTGACCTCCATCTGCTGGTCGAGGACCATCGAGAACCCGTTGCCCTCGGAGTGACACTGGCGAAGGGCGTACCAGAACTTCGGAATGTCGATCTGCGTATCGTCGTACGACAGGCCCCAGTCCGTGTCGGTCAGAATCTCGTAGAGCACCGCCACCGGGTTGGCGTCGGCGCTGTTCACGGTCAGGTAGGCCGTCGGGGCGTAGCCGAAGTTCGGCTCGCCGAGGGCGAAGTCACCCCAGGCCTGGGGGATGCGGCGGATCTCGAACTTCCAGGGCTTGATGGAGGCCGAGTTGCCCACGTACCACGCGGACGCGTTGGGGCAGATGTAGCAGATGCCTCGATAGGCCGGCCCCGCCTCTGCGCTGATCGTCTGGAAGTTGCCCAGGTAGGAGCTGACGGTCTGTGTGTCCGTGCCGCTCTTGAAGAGCAGCGTGCCCCATGTGCCGCCGTTCCCGCCGACGTCGTCCCCGCCGAAGAAGTACGGCAGGCTCCATGACTTGGTGCCGTCATGGACGATGGGGCTTGCCGTGGCGTCGATCAGGATGTCGTCGCCGACCCAGATCTGGCGGAGCTGATCGACCGGCCCGCGGCAGAGGGCGAACTGCATCCCGACCGAGTACCTGTACCCCACGGTGACGCGGGACGAGGAGAAGAGGCCGGTCTTGATCTTCTCGGTGATGGCCGAGGTGACGAGGTTGCCGTACCAGACCACATTCGGGCCGGTGATCTGGATCGTGCCCCACACGAGGGGGACCTGCCTGCCCTCCGTGGCGGTCGGGAAGTTGAAGTCCCCCAGGCCGGCCGGCTTCGCGTTCTCGAACTCGGGCTTGGGTCGCAGGAGCTCCGACAGGAGGAAGAGCGCCGCGAAGATGATGAGGGTGAGGAGGAAGCCCATCTACTTCAGTCCCGTCTGGAAGGGGTTCTTGTGCGGCACGAAGGGGAAGCCCCCGAAGTTGACGAGGTTCGCGAACTTGGACTTGCACGTGGCCGGCGTGTGGTCGCAGCCGGCGTAGACGCGGACCTGCGTTCCGGTCGGGTCGTTGGCGAAGGCCAGCGGCACCGTGACGACCTCCCCAACGTGCGCGAGGATGACCCGGAAGTCCGTCTGGCTCCCGACGATCTCGACGAACCCGGCCGTGTAGTACCCATCGACTTGGAGGTCCAGATTCTCGATGGTCAGCGTGTTGCCGCTGATGGACAGGACCTCCTGCGTGGTGCGGTAGGTTGCCTCCACCACCTGACACCGGCTGTCGTACAGCACGTGGTTGCAGACGGCGGAGTAGCCGTCGCGGGGCACGGCCCGCGAGAAGGCCACGTTGAGGGCCTGGACGGAGAGCTTGGCGACGGTGCCCTGCTGCTCGAACGTCACCGTCTGGATGGCGCCGTCGAAGATGATGATCCGCTCAGGCGTGCCCCCGTCGGGGATCTGGTACTGCTCGATCTTGACCGTGGCCTGGACGCCAGGGACGGACGCGATGTAGTACCTGCAGATCGCCTCGCCGGCCGGGAGCGTCACGACCAGGGCCTGGTCTTGCTCCTCTTGCGACTGCTGGACGGCCTCGCGCTGGATCGGGATCGGCAGGTAGTCCACGCCGTCCAGCGTGACGATGCCGTCCACCGATGTGTAGTACCACGTGTTGGACCCGAGCGCGATCGTGAAGATCTCGACGGGACGGCCGGCCTCGATGCTGTCTTCGTAGGTGGAGAAGGCCATCAGTCGAGCACCGTCCTGACGGGGTTGGTCACCCGAGCGCCGGACCGTCCGGGCTCGTAGACGATCGCGATGCGATCCCTGTCGAAGCGTACCTTGCGGATGACCTCACAGCGTACGACATCGGCAGCGAGGATGGTGGCCGGGAAGGTGCCGTCGATCGTGACGGTCTCCTCTTCCAGGTTCGCGCTGACCGCGGCAGAGAGGGCCTTGACCGTGGTGACGGTGCCGTCGGACTCCGTGAATCGGATGTATTCCACCGCGGTCGTCCCGAGGACGTAGTTCATCCCCGCGTTCTCGATGGTGAAGGAGTTGGCTCCGACGGTGATGTCCGTCGTGGTGATCAGGTCATCGCGGTCATCGGGCAGGTAGAAGGAGATCTGCCGGCCGCGGAGGGCATGGAGCAGCTGCCGGATCTCCCAGAGCTTCTGGATGCCCTGCGGAGGCCACGACTTCTGCCCCGTCATGCGGCCAGTCGGAACAAACTCGTACTGACTTCGCGCACCGATGTCCGGGTCGAGGACGACGATCGGGGCCTCGACGCCGATGGAGGACGTTCCCTGGATGCCGTTCCCGTCGTCGATCAGCACCTTGCTGTTCAGGGTGTCGAAGGCCGAGGTGTCGGCCAGATCGACGTCCACATCCTTCACGGTGAACTCGACCTGAAGCCGGCCGGCTCGCCTGGGCCACCGGGAGCCGCGCTGCCGGGTGCCCGTCGTGGCGATCCGGACGGGCATCACCCGCGTGCCCGCGGGGTAGCTCTGGACGATCGGGTTCACCGCCGTGATGGTGTTGGCCGTGAAGGAGTCCACCTGAAGGATGTCGTGTAGGCCCAGGGAGGAGAAGATGATGGCGGTTCCGAGCACGCGGAAGTCCCGGTAGGCCGTGGAGTCCACGTTCAGGACGGTGTCGAGGGCTGTGGCAGCCTGGGAGAGCACACAGGACTCGTGCCACAGGGGAATGCCGTAGGTGCCCCCCGGCCGGCCGGCGAGCGTGTGGATCAGCCTGGAGAGCTCAGACTCCTCCTCGCGGAACTCGTACCGGAACTTCTGACGGGGGTAGCGGCGCATGGCTCGGCGCTGCTCGGTGCCGTCCTTGCTGGTGATGATCTCGGTCAGGAAGCCGAGCTCCTCTCGGACGCCCCCGTTGGGCTCGAAGAGGAAGGAGACGAGTCGGCTGAACTCGATCGGGTTCTGGAGCGTGATGCCGGAGGTGAAACCGTAGTCCAGCGTGTCGTCTACGACGGGGACGCCGTCGGTCGTGATGACGAAGATCAGGCTGGCGTTCGAGATGGACGCCTGCGGCTGGATAGTCTGCGGAGGGGTCGGCCCCGTCATGGAAGATCCGGCCCCCGCCCCGTTGACGAAGCTGTTCCACGTGATCGTGGTGCGGCGATATGCGTTGTGGACGGTGACCGGAATGTTGATGGTCGAGAGGACCTGCCCCTCGTCGATCCTGCGCGGGATCGCGTGCGGGAGCTCGAACCACTGGTCCAGGTCCAAGGCCGTGGGGACGAGAGCGTTGATCTTGTTCGGCACGCGCACGGCCGGGGTCGGCCCCGGCGTGAAGGCGCCCGTGCCGGCCTCGTGAGTGCTATCGAGGAAGGGGAGCTCGGTCAGGCCGGGGTAGTCGAACGGAACAGATACCGGCCCCCGAGCGACCTGCTCGGGGTGGAGCTGGACCTCGCCGAAGATCTGCTTGATGGCCATCGGCTACGTCGTTTCCTTGCGGTAGGCCACTCCGTGGTAGTAGGAGTCGAAGTGGGGGCCGACCCCGCCGATCGAACCCTTCTTCGTGAAGGGGAAGAAGACCCACGTGTCGGAGCCGATCACGACCTCCTCGCCGGGGTCGAACTGCGCAATGTTGCACATCCGGATGTCCAGGGCCGTACCGAGCAGATATGAGCGGTTGTTCGTGAGGTCGAGGTAGTAGACGTTCAGGGCCGTCAGGGGGATCAGGCCGGTGAAGCCGGCGTATCCCTTGAACCAGCCCTTCATCGTCCAGTCCGGACCACCGCGGCTGTTGCTGACCCCGCGTGCGCGGTAGACGCCGGCCCGGTCCTTGTTAGCAGTGTAGATGGTGGTAGCCTGGTAGGAGAAGAACGCGAGCCACTTGGTAGCGGCGTCCGGCTCCCCCGGCAGGCCCTCAGCGTGCATGGTCGCGGCCGAGAGGACGTTCTCCGAGTTGACCGTACCGTTGCCGCCCTCCAGGAAGAAGTTGCTGTCTCCGCCCGTAATGCCGCTCTCGTTGCGGCATCCGTAGCAGTACTCGCCGCCCGAGGCCCCGGCGCCCCAGTCGCCGAACTTGTCGATCAGCCCGAAGCCGAAGTGACGGTACTCGCCCGTCAGGATCTCGACGACCACGTGGATGTAGTACTCGGTGCCGTTGTCGTGCTCGAAGAACCAGTAGTTGAACGGCCCGTCGCCCATCGCGTAGACGCACCGGCTGTTGTCGATCGTGGAGTCAGCGATGGGCGGGGTCTGGTCGTTGGCGCCCGAGCCCGAGTCGTCCGTATGGCCACCGGGGTAGGTGCCGGCCCCGGAGTAGCCCAGGGACTGGTAGACGCCCATGGAGCGTCCGGCTGCCTGCGGGGAGGTGCCGTCGTAGCGGAACTGGACGTAGCAGTTGTTCTTGTGGAGGGAGGGTTTGCTCTTGACGGTGTACGACTCATCAACGGTCCAGCCATTCGCCGCAGCGAAGGTCTCGAGAGCCGAGAAGAGCAGGTCGATGGTGGCGGCTGCGCCGGTGCTGTAGGCCATGACCTAGTCCTCCCTGAAGACGAAGAAGTCATTGGACAACTCCGCCCGGTGTGCTGCGCGGAAGACCCGGTAGCGGTCGGTCCCGACGTCCATGTAGTCCAGGGCATCAGCGCCGGCCCCGCCGTCCGCGTAGGAGAACCAGTAGACCCCGTCCATC